CACAAGGACGGGCTTGGCCCTCCTTCGAGCTGAGATACGTTCATTCAGCCCTCCACCCACTCTTAGAATGGGCGGATCCATCTGCGTTTGATGTCAACGGACGCAGGCCGCCCAGAACGTTCTAAGTGTCCAGGAGAATGGGGTTCATCCCCACGCTTCAGGAAGAACTTAGTGAGGGCTCCTAAACCATTCAGAATGGATTTCGGAATGGTTGGGACTACTGCATAGCCCCTTACAAGGGGGCTATGAGTATTGACATCCATCTTACCAACATCATACGGTAAGAAGGTATGCCGACCCAAACTGGGAGAAGTTGGATGAATTCTGGGTAGAGTTAAATACCTATCCAGAATATCATCCAAGTGTCTGGCAGACTGCCACATTCCGTGAGCAAATAAATTGTTACGGAGTGCAACAGTCGACACAAGTTCCCGAACGTCTGTCCGTCGTGCAGGGAGATTTTGCCTGACTTTGACTATTGATATATCAAAGCCAGCATAATATTCCTTGCCACAAGACTCACGGAACGAACCGTTCCAGAAAGACTTGTCCCGGTTAACCTTAAACCCAAAAGTATTAAGGGACCGGACAACGGAATCAACCATGTCTATAGGAACGATAATATCGTCCCCATAGACGCGCACTCTATCTCGAAATGACTGGATGTCATTCCGAGAAAGACGACGGTTGAGCTGATCTTCTATGCCAAGGAAGCAAGTTGTCAAAAAGACAATTGCTTCCATGACAAAGCAGAGAGCTGAACCCATAGACGCGAACTTGGCAAGGCGAATTATGCCATAGCCAGGAACATCAGCCTTTCGCGAACGAGTAGCATCCACAGCTCTTCCAAGCCATGGGTGAGACTCTAGTAGTTTGCGTACATGCTGATTCGAGACTCTGTCAGATGCTTCAGACAAGTCGAGGGTAGCAAGGCTCCCATCCAAGGAACCCTGCTGTGCCATTGACTGGTTTGTAGTCTGATCATCAAAACCAAGGAAGGCATAAAGGAGTGAATCCTTCTGCACTTCCGACACGAAAGCTTCGAGAAGGGCCTGCTGCATATACTGAACAGCAGTAGGCTCAATCGCAATGATTCGTGGAGTCTTGAGCGTTTTTGGTACAGTGATAACCCTAACGGGTATCTCCATACCAGGTTCGAGAATGTCCACCTGTTGGGCCTCGCGCCAGTAACGGTGCGAAGGGAATATGTACTCAGAAGAAGGAAATAATTCCTCCATTCTTCTGGTCCATACTCTTTGGTTATACTTCTCATTCGCTAACAAGCGATCAGCAGTAGAACCAGGGCCATGACGAGGAGTAAGAGTGCCACGAAAGACCGCGAGGTCAATCGTAGAAAACAGATCACCAAAAAGCAAAGCCCCGATACGCTTAAAGCGATTAAGGCGTATACTTTCAGTAGATCTGTCACTATTGCGGACATCCTGCTCACACTCCATAAACTTTGCATAGGCATCCCGCACCCTGGAAGGGGAGCAAGGAAGTTCAATCTTGCTGAACATCAGTGTCAACTGACGAACAGCCTGGATTGAGTCGATGCAAGGTTTATCGAGCAACCGACCGTCATTGGAGAACACACGACTAAGGAAACCCGATAGAAATACCGGGAAACCACCCCTTCGCCTAAAGCCGGTGAAGAGGGTAGAGTCCACAAAACCCTGCTCAAGACTTTTTTGGAAGTCTTTACAGAATTGTGGAAGGGTAATCGTTAAAAACGAAAGCCCCTCGTGTGAAACTCGATCGTGAACTGTTTTAAGATCACGATCAGTGCTGGCTTGACACCAACTGCCCATTTCCTGAGCAGTTACCTTCCAGAGCAACATTAGGCTTTTCATCATGCCTCCTTTAAGAGGTCGTGATCCCAAGCCACGGTTGCACCGTTAATAGAGAGGACTGTCTAGTTCTCTCCACCAAGGAGTTGAGTCACCTTCGAACCCGAGGATGCAGTCAGATACGCTACAAGCGCATCGACTACATATTTGGCCTCAGTGATGGTGTATCCCTGAGGGGGAAGGTCGACCACCATGTAAACCGACATCGAAACACGATCATTTCTGGTCGTGTCGAAGGGGTTTGCGGCGATCTTGTTGTCGTTCAGCCGAATTGTTCGGCGAGTCCTTTTCCCATACTGGTGAGACACCAGAAGAGAATTGGTCCCATCGTCCTGCGTAAAGGTACCGGTGTTCAAGCCGGAACCCGTACGAGGCATGGATTGCGCGACAGCATTGATAGTCACGCTCTGTGGATCGGCGAAACTCATGGCAATTGCTCCTTACAGGCCGCATGGATTGCGGCGGTTGCAGTGATGAAGTCTCTCCTATCGAGCTCTGGTTACACCAAGAGCAGCGAGTATGGAGATCTGACGAGGGGTGAACGATCCCTCGTTGAGCCCAAAACCGAAGGGTGTGGCTTGACGACGGTACTTAACCGTATGGTTAAGCACTTGAGTCAAGTCCGGAATGTTATATCCAGTTGGAGTAACATTCCGCATGCGATACGTGGCTTTTCTGACGGAAAGCTCCATCATGTACCCGTAAGGCATCACAAGACCGTCTTCGCTAAATCTGGTGAGATTGTTAATAATATCACCAGTATTAGAGAACCAATCAGCGGCCCAGCTCCAGGGTGCCAAGTCCCAAATAGCCTTTAGGTCAATTTTTGCACCATAAAGGTGTTCGACTCGGCGGAGGCCTTTCTTCCACTCATTCATCTGAGATTTTGAAAACTCAGCGTGATAAGTGAAAGATCCGGAAAACCAACGATTTCTCTCCAATGTAATTTCAGTATGAAGAGGAAAGGTATGGTTCCCACCCTGCCAGAAACCAGGGAACGAGAGTATGTAAGATGCTCCTGCTGGGCTAGCAGGAGCTACACTCGCTTCAATGGTTTCTATAGACTTTGGAAAGTAATAGCGTCGTCTGACGCGTCGGCCTGAATCACGTATAAACTGATCCCAAATTTGATCAGCTTTTCTATATGCGTGAAGCCAACGCTTGAAGTCAGAGATGAGAGGAATCAAGCCAAACTGTAGATTAAGCCACTCTTCACCAGATTTCTTGAAGAAGTTGCCCTTTCTAAAGAGACTTGATCCAATCATTCTTGGAAATCCCTCTCGGAATTCACCGAAAGTGACCGACAAGCCAGCTACTGGATTAGTGGGAATGGATCTGGAAATAGCTTGAGAGCCCAAAGCATCAATCGTAGTTTCACTAGATTGAGTCAATGGGTTCAGGCTCTCTACAGAATCATTCGATAGCCAGTATTTGGGAAAGAGCGTTCCACGATAGTAGTTACTATTGTTGACCGCTCCGGACCAAACACTGATGTACGGACAATTATCTGTGTACGTACACATCGACGAGAAAAACTCGCCCCCTGAATCCTCATTGTCAACGCCTAAATGGCGATAACGATGACCTTCTGACTCAGTTACCTGAGTCGAATGAAGATGGCCTGAGGAAGAAAAGTTAGAGTTTAATACAGGAAGTAATAAACTTCTAACACCCCAGTGATACTCGGGCGAGCGTAATAGCTTCGTCCGAGTCTTAGTCGTCTTCATCCAAAGTCTGCCCCCTAACGGTGTTTGGTAACTGTAGGGCTTCATGCACTGCGCATGGAGTGTGACAGCTAGCACTGGGAGACCCCTAGGGGTC